AAGGTGAACTTGCAGAATCAATTAAAGAAGCTGTCCGTAGAGGTAGCGATTTTGGTATCGGTTAATGCTGACGTTACCTACTAAATTCAAACAAGCACTAGGTAATGGTACTAGAACGTCTTTATACCCTTTGGTTAGGATTTATAAGGGTGTACAGATAGATGATCCAATTACTGATGATACTGAATCAATTAATTTATCAATTAAGGAAACAAACATAGGTGGTGAGGCGTATAAGGGTTTACTACTTAATAGTCCTTCTATAAGCTCAAAAGCAGACATTATAAACAATAAATACACAATTTCGAGTGTGTCCTTGTCTATATCAAATGCTCCCTATAATGGTAAGATTTTTTCAGACGATATTCCTAGTTTACTAAATGCAGTAGTACAAGTGTATTATGCTGCTAATGGATTAGAAACCTTAGATGATTGTCTTTTAGTTTATACAGGTACTATTAGACGTTATAGTCAATCGGCAGAAACTCTAAACCTTACACTAGAAGATCTAACTGAACAAAAACTTAAAACACAAATACCATCTACTTTGATAGATGATGCTGATTCTTATACTGATGAACAGTTAGGACAACCTTATCCTATGGTATATGGATTTGTAGATAAATCGCCTTTAATATTAGATAAATTTGATACATTAGCAGTAGATAAGCCAGAATCAGAAATAAAAGGAATATGGTCTAATATATCAAAAATTAACTATCAAAATGAATATATGAATGACCAAAATGATTTAATATCTACAGGATTTTTGAAACAAAATGCTTATTTATATGTTTACAATAATGCTTACTTACCAATAATGGAAGAAATTCCTAGTTATTTTGGAAGTAGACCTTATGATGAATTAGATGGTTTTACATATACGTTTGAAAGTAATGTATCGCCAAAAATAAATTTAAATTCTAATAATTTTCTATATGAAGAATATCACGAAGTAACTACAGAAGAAGACGGCGAAGAAGTTACTAGAATAAATGGCAAAGGAAATATAGGTATACCAACTCGTATATATAGACCTGTTAATAAAGTTAGTTTTTTTGCTAATAATTTAAGTACATACAATAGATTTGAAGATTATTTTGCAGGTTCAACTAATAAGTTTTTTGGATTTACTAATGAAAATAATTTAGAAATGAGCAAAACAATTAAGAATAGGAGTTTGGAAAGTGATTCAGAGCCTGTTGATGAAAACATAAACAATATTCAGTCAAATGCAGATGATTTATATGAAAATAATTGGAGTGAAACTAATGACGAAGGTTTGTTTAGTTGGTGGAAAACTACTGAATTAAATGATGCTAGTGGTACTGATGATGAAGGTGGAATATTTGATGATATAGATTCAAATTGGGCTGGAGAAGGTGTAAATCCACAATTTCCTGTAAGTTGGATTCAAAATAACAATAATTTATCTGGATTATGTATGGATTCTCAAGTTAGACACGATAAAGATGGTGGTGCTTATGCAAGATTAGAATTTAATACTGATGTTGCTAGTTTTCCTTGTGTTACCAAAATATTTTATTACATAGATTATTTTGCTCCTTCAAATATAAATTCACAACCAGATGATAAAATTGAGGCTGAACCTACTGCTTTTTGGGTAGAAAGAAATTTAATACAAAGAAAACGTAATGATATTCAAAGATTTGACCAAATTACAGAAAAAAATAATTGGGAAGTAAATTACGATGAAGAAGATTGGATAACCTATTGTGAAGTGCCTAATGCACAACACGATTTTGACGATTCCAATATAAATAATGATTTTAGAGTATCAAATATGTTTGCTATAAATGATTTAAATGATTACCACAATATTATTTTAAATTTTGGTAGCACAGATTCTTATGATAGTATACAATGGGGTGTTCCTCAATTATCTGGTCCTGATACACATATATCTTCTTGTATTGCTAATTTAAAACAATTTTATGTTACACAAGATGTATTAGCAACAGATTATGTTACACAAGATTATTATGCTAGTATTAAAGGTCGTATTGATGATGATGAAAATATTATTACTAAATCACAAGATATTCTACAAGACATACTAAAACAAGAATTGAGTTTTGATAAACAAATTGTTATGCCAGATGTAGAAGATAATTATATTCATAGTTTTTCGATGAACGAACAAGACGAAGCAAAAAATGTTATAGAAAGTTTGTTTAAATCTTCTGTATACATACCTACATTTGATAGTAGTGGTAATTTTAAAATTATTGATTTAAAACAAAACATAGAAGACTATGATCAGTTTGAAACTATAAATAATTTAGACATCATAAAATACTCTTTTAGTCTTACAAAATTAGAAGATGTAAGAAATCAAATCAATGTTAAGTACAAAAAAGATTATGGTTCTGGTAAATTTACAGAAGAAACTACTTATGGTATAGAAGATAACAATGGTAATTTTGTAGATACTTTAGATTCATTAACACAAGAATTGACACCTGATATGCTTTATGATATTAGTTATTATGGAATGAAAGATGAAGATGCTAAACTAGAAGTAGAATCTGAATACATTAGAGATAAAGACACAGCAAGAAAACTACAAAGAAGATTACTAATGTGGTATGCTAATCAGCACTTAACAATGAAATTAGATTTACCTCCTAGTTATATGCACTTAGAATCAGGTGATTATTTGAGATTTGATGAACTTATAGGTGGTAAACTTGCTTTTGGTTTTGATTACACACAAGAGTTTGTTAAAAATGGACAACTTATATATCCTGTGTTTTTTGTTACTAAGGTTGCAAAATCTCTAAGTAAAGTAAGTTTAGAGTTAGTGCAAGTACATCGTGGCGACTTTGGTATGAATGATGATGATTTAGGATTTTACAACATACCTAATCCTTATGAACGTGATATATATCAAGATGAAGTAATAGATGAAGAGGAGACATTTTTTACAGGGTCGTGGTATCAAGATAACGGAAATCTAAATGAGGGTGCAATATCAGCAATAACAAATACAAATTATGAAACAGGTATAGAGTATGAATTGAATCTTGTTTTTGTAAGTGCTAATATTTCTTATGATGGAGAACCTTTAACAAATGGTATGGACGCTACAAATTTGGTTAATTCATACATAGTTGAAAATAATTCTATTTATGGTGATAATGTAGGTATATCAATTAAATTAAATAATGAAAATGTGGAATTTTCAGATGATGATACACAAGCAACCTTATTGTATAACTTAAAAGTTAAATCTAATATTAATGATGATTTTTATGAATTGCAGTTTAGCCAAACAATAAATAAAAATGTTGTTTTTAATGGTTTATATGGAGATGTCAATCAAGATGGTATTTTAAATGTATTAGATGTTGTAGGTATTGTAGGCTCTATAGTTGCTGCAACTACTGATAATTATCCTAAAGACGAAGATAATAGGAATATTGCAGATATTACAAATGACGGATTAGTAAATGTATTAGATATTGTAACTTTAGTAAATCAAATATTAGGTAATTAAATGAAATACGATAAAACAAAATTAGGTTATGGTAAATCATCAATTATATGTAATGATGGCGAATGTTCTATAGAATCCAATGTAGATATACTAGGTATACAGATTGATTTTGTAGGCATAGCAGATATTACTCCAACACTTCCAAATGGCTGGATAATGCAAGGAAATAAAAATAAAATGGTATTAATAGCGTTACAAGGGTTGCCTATTAAAAATCAAAAACTATTTACCTATGAGGGTACTTTTACGATAAAAAAGGTAATTGTAGCAAACAATGAAGCGAGACGTATAATATGCAATATTGAAAATGTAAACCCTGTTTGGACAAACCAACAATGGTCTATGGATATTGAAGCAGATAATTGGGATAATTTCAAAAGTAGAGTAAAAAAAGGTAAGGCGACCACAACTAAATACAACCTTCCTGATTATGGATTGCCAGAAGTAGACAAAACAAAAACAAATGTAGACAAAACAAAGATTAGAACAAGACGTAGAACAACAACAAGTCGTGTTAGTTCAGGAGGATCAGGAGGATATTAATGGGAAAGCAAGTCAAAACGCCAAGATTTTATGTAGATATGGTAACATTTTTACACGCCACAGGAATGACAGGGTGGGCAAGTGATGAACAAAGAGGAGGAGCAGATTTATTATATATGAATTGTGCTAATCCTTATATAAGAGAACAACAATCTAATATAGTAATATTTAGAACAGGAATCTATAACCAAAATAAATACAAAACTTCTTTTCCAATAAATTTTGTAGCCTTACTTAACCATAATTTAGCAAGTGATTCAAATCAGTTTGTTGTACAAGGTATTCGGCAAGATTTTACAGATAATCAGTATGGTGGTCATGTTTGGGATATTTTATCAGATAATGATTATAAAACAAATATATTAAATGCAACAAAATCTTCTCATAATATTGTTCCTGAATTTAATGGAACAAGTATATTTGAAATACAAGAAAAAAATGAATATTGGACTTCTTTTTTTGTAAAATATGAAGATAGTGGATTTGATAATACACATCAACATCAGTTAGGTTCTTTAGTAGTAGGTAAGTATTTTGATTGTCCTAATTCGCCTGACCTTAACCTTACGATGTCTAGAAGATTTGATGGTATTAAACGTCAAAGAACTGTAGGTGGTAAAACACTTGCTAATATATACTATGATGGACCAACAGAATGGACTATGAATGGTCCTGATGGAATTTATAAATACCCACCATTTGAATTAGATTTACCAACAACTGATGGTGGTACAGAATTAGGTTTTAATATGAGAGCCAAAAGTGGTTTAGGTAGAAAAGGATTAAGAAGCTGGAAACTAACATTTTCATACATAAGTGAAGATGATATGTGGACTGCTTATGAAAATTCTAGTATATCTCCATTTATTACTAACCAAACAGGAATTGATGCAACTACTAATACTGATGTTCCTTTAGATAATAGCAATTCAGTAGCAAGAAACCCAAATCCTATGTTATCAGATAATAGTTTTAATTTTGTTTGGAATTGTACATTAGGTGGCACTTTACCATTTATATTTCAACCTGACAATACTAATAATAATCCTGACCAATTTTCTATATGTAATTTTAGAGAAAATAGTTTAAGTGTACAACAAGTGGCTTTTAATACTTATAAAGTAAGTATGACTATTGATGAGATTGCTTAGCATTAGGCAGAACAATACCCATATCTATAACTGCCCATCTTTTTATAGTTTCAAGTAGTTCTGTAAACTCTGGCTTTGATAGTTGTTTAGTAGATCCAATATCATACTTTTCTTTTATAACATTGTGCATTTCGTGTTCTGTGTAGCCTAGTTCTTTCGCCAGTATTCTTATAATAACTCTATAATAGGCATTTTGTTGGGGAGAACGCACCTTTTCGGCAGGTTTTATTTCTAAGTGAACATCACCATCAATTTGACGTAAATAATCCCTAAATCCAAGATTATCATCTAAGGTAAGTTTACCTTGTTCTACTTTACCTGCGAATTTCATTCTGCAAAATATCCTCTCAATAAATAAAATGCTTCTTTCCATAGACTAATACCATAAGTCCATTCAAAATCTTTTATACCCATATCGTGTCTTTCTCTATGATGATGACGGCAAAGAGGCACACAAGAGTAGTCTTTAAGACCACCCTTGTTTGCTCCACCCATACCCAAATGCTCCAAATGATCTGGGTCTACTGGCGACCTTCCACACACCAAACAATTCTTAGACTTAATATATTTAAGGTAATCTTTCATTATATACTTACAAACCAAATAATGATGTATGTCCAGAATAAAACGCCAAGCACACCTATTGTTGTATAAACCATAACATTAGTCCAATTAACCATTTCTTTCCTTTCTTCTGTAATACATTTCAACTGATTCTATTATGATAGCCATAATAAGACCCATA